GCTCGTCGATCAGCGGCAGTATCCCGCGCCGGATCTCCCGCCCGAGCCGGTGATGGGGCCGAACGGTCAGCCGATCATCAACCCGCAGACCGGGCAGCCGCTAACGCAGCCGGCCATGCTCTATGACGTTGCCATACGCCGAGTAAGCGATACCAAGGACATTTGCGTCCGCGTGCTACCACCCGAGCGGGTGAAGGTCTCTCAGTACACGCCGAGCTTTCGCATTGATGATCGCTGTCAGTACTTCGAGTACTACGAGCAGGTTTCGATCTCCGATCTCCGTTCGATGGGCTATGAGATCGAGGACGACATTGCGGATGACTTCGAGGTTCGCACGCAGGAAGAGCTAGCGCGCGATCAGTTCGGCGAGAACCGCGTGGACTGGCGCCCCTCGGACAAGTCCATGCGGCAAGTCAACGCCCGCATGATCTGGATTCGCGCGGACGCGGATGGAGATGGGGTCGCGGAGCTGAACCAGCTCACGGTCGTCGGTCGGAAGATCCTGCGCAAAGAGGAAGTCTCGCGCATCCCGGTTGCTTCGGGTGTCGCGATTCCGCTCCCTCATCGGCATGTGGGCCTGTCGCTCGATGACGAGGTGGGCGATATCCAAGACCAGAAGACCGCCGTCTGGCGGCAGGGAATGGACAACCTCTACCTCAACAACAATCCGCAGAAGATCGTCGACACGTCGAAGATCACGCTCGAGGACGCGCTGGTCTCGACTCCCGGTGGAATCATTCGCGGCGAGATCGATGGCATCCGCTATGAGCAGACGCCGTTCGTGTTCCCGCAGGCCGTGGCCGGAATGGACTTCCTCGCGAAGGTCGCGCAGATCCGGAGCGGTGTAAATCCGGGCATGACGAGTGTGGACGCGGCGGACCTTGACCGCGTGCAGCCGGGCACCGTCAACCAGATGAGCTCGATGGCGGCTGAGCGCGTAATCCAAGTCGCCCGGGTGCTCGCATTCGGCATCGAGGATCTCTTCTCGTTGATCCACGAGCTCGTGCTCAAGATGGGTCACAAGAAGCAGGCGATTCAGATTGCCGGCAAGTTCGTTGAAGTGGACCCGGGTTCGTGGAAGCGCCGAGACAGCTTCAAGATCGCTGTGGCGTTTGCGGCTGGGAACAAGGACGCGCAGATCGCCAGGTTGAGCGCGATTGCGGCACAGCAGTTACAGGCGCTCGAGGCCGGCATCCCCGCTGTAACGCCTCAGAACTATTACAACACGCAAGTCGAGCTCGCGAAGGCTACGGACTTTACGGCAGTGAGTCGCTTCTGGACCGACCCGGCGACTGTGCCCCCGCGTCCGCCTCCGCCGCCGCCCCCCGAGATCATCAAGACGCAGATGGACAACGCGAGCGCCGAGAAGATCAAGGCTGCGGAACTTACGCAGCGGGAGCGCGAGAGCCAGCGCAAGGCACAGCTCGAGCAGTACGCCATCGACTCGAGCGCCGGGCTTGAGCTCGTCAAGAAGGACATCGACCACAGCCACCACGTCTCGATCGAGGGGCTGAAGGCCGGACACGCCGCGATCTTGGAAGGGCTCTCGTCCATCGACACGAGTCACAGCGCGACCTCTAAGGCGGTTGCAAAGGCTCAGGACATGATCACGCAGCACGCCGCGGGAATGCAGGAGATGCACAAGACGGTCGGCAAGGTGCTCGACAGCGTGCGCAAAGCCGGGGCACTCGCGACCGCTCGCAAGGTGATCCGCCGCAACCCGAAGGGCGACGTTGAGGGCATCGACCTACTTGACCATCAAGGCAACGTGCTCCAGTCGCATACGGCCGTGAAAGACCAGAACGGCCGCGTCGTGGGAATGCAGTGAGCGACGCACTGAAGCGCGCACAAGAAGCCAAAACCGTCCTAGAAGCCCCCGCATTCGATCGCGCGTTTCAGAACGTGCGCGAATCCCTTGTGCGGGCGATCGAGAAGAACAAGGGCGCGAACGTCGAGGAACTGATCCTCTGTCTGCGCCTGCTCAGTTCCGTCAAGTCGAACCTCACGGCCGCCGTCAACAACGGCGCGCTCGATAAGTTCCAACTAGAGCAGCGCGAAAACCGCGTGACCAGTCGGTTGCGCACCGTCTTCGGAAGGTAACCAATGAACGATGACTCGCAAGCTCCAGCAGCAATGCTGGACCGGATCTCTGCGTCTTTAGGAAACATGGGCATTGATACCGGCGAGCCCTCGCCGTCTTCGGAAGTCGCCGACACTCCTGGTACTGAGACGGGCGAACAGACGAGCGTCAGCGACGGGCTCGCCGACTTTGAATGGGAAGGCGCACAGCTTCGGCTTCCGAAGAGTGCTGCTGAGGTGCTTGAGAAAGCGGCGAATCTCGACAAGGGATTCACGCAGAAGATGCAGGAGGTCTCCGACCACCGCAAGGCGCTCGAGCAGCTTCAGGCGGTCACGCAGGCGCAGCAAGCGGAGATCGCGTTCACGAACTCGATCGCGACCGAACAGCAAGACCTCAACTTGATCGATCAGTACCTCAAGCAATTCGCCGCTACGGACTTCTCCAAAGTGCCCGCAGAGCAGGGCATGCGGCAAATGTTCGAGGTTGCGCAAATCCGTGATCGTCGCGCGGCTCTCGTGCAGACGATCAACGAGAAGCGCGCCCAATTTTCCAACGCACTACAGACGCGCCTGCAAGAACTGCGGGGCAAGTCGAGAGAGCAAGTCTCCAAGTCGATCGACAACTTCAGTGAGGACACCGAACGGACCATCCGCGATTACGCGAAGTCCGAAGGTCTCACCGAGCGCGAGATCGACAACATGCTCCTCGATCCGCGGGCCTTTCGGCTCGCGTGGAAAGCCTCGCAGTTCGACAAGGTGCGGGCTGATGCGAAGGGCGGCAAGCAAACGCCCGACGCAGACGGCGTGCTTCGACCAGGCGTAGCCGGCGAACGCATGTCGAGAGAAACAGCACAGAAACTCAACTTCGGCAAAGCCATGAAGGCCGCGAAAACCTCGCAACAGAAAGCGGTGGTGATCGAGGACCGGCTCGGCCGAGTTTTTAAAGGACACAAGTAAATGTCCGTACTATCAGGTACGAGTTCCACGATTGGCGTCAGCTCAGGCGGCGGCATTCGTGAAGATCTCGAGGAAGTGATCTGGGACCTTAAGGAATAGGGGCCCCGTTACCAACCGCGTGAATTGCTGGAACACCTAACCCCTTGTAAACTAAGGGCATGGCAATCAGCAGCCAAGCGCCGCAGGAATGCGGTGAAGGTTCAACGACTAGGGCATACGGTCCAGACCGGACCATGGAGCCCCACGAGCGCGCGGCGACCAAATATTGCACCGGATGCGGAGTAACAAAACCGCTTCTCGGCTCCTTTAGTAAGAGGGCCGTCTGGTGCAAGGAATGTATCAACGCCTATAGCAAGGCGCACTACCAGAGACGCCGACAGCACGTTCTCCAGTTGAAGCGGGCATATCGCGCCGCGAACCCGGAGAAGGTTGCTAGGGATAATCTGGAGTGGCGAGCGAAGAACCTAGATAGGTCTAAGTCCTATCTGAAAGCGTATCGCAAATCGAATCGCGGCAAGATCAATGCTCTTGAAGCGAAACGACACGCGGCACGACTTCGACGCACTCCGCTATGGGCGAATCTCGCAGACATTGAAGCGGTCTATGCTGAGGCTAGACGGATCACGGCCGAGACCGGGATTCGTCACTCCGTAGACCACATTATCCCGATGCGCGGCAAGCATGTGTCAGGCTTGCATGTGGCCGGGAATTTGCGAGTCATTCCGCTTGTTGAAAACGCAAAGAAGAAAAACAAGTTTTCGGTCGAAGATATAGTCTGACCTACCGACGAAAGCGGTAGAAGCATCGGATAAAGAGCCGATGCGATAACACAGAGCTTTCCCGAAGACACGTACTTCGTTTCAAACGCCGACAAAGTGGACTGCACGGCGACCACGCATGAGTGGTTGGCTCAGCAGCTCGCGGCGGCGGCGGCCAACATTGCGGTCGAAGGCGACGACGCGACTTTCGCGTCGCTGACTCCCCCGGCACGCTTCAGCAACCAGCTCCAGATCCTGTCGAAGACGTTCCTCGTCTCCGACACGTTGGAGGCGGTGAAGAAGGCCGGACGAGGTTCGGAAGTCGCGCGCGGTGCGATGGTCAAGATGCGCGAACTGAAGCGCGATCTTGAGTTCACCTGTCTGCAGAACCAGCCGTCATCGGCCGGTGGTGCGACGACGGGTCGCGCGATGGGTGGTGTCGAGATGTGGCTTGCAGGCCATTCGAGCAACGTGCTCGTGAACTGCACGGTCACGGCGAGCACCAACGTGCGCTCGACTTCGACGGCCAACACCTGCACGACGGTTCCGATTACGTCAGGTGGCCCGGGTGCAACGGCGCCCACGGACGGTTCGACGACTGCAGCGCTGACGATCGGTAACCTGAACCTGGCACTGCAGGCCGCGTGGTCGAACGGTGGCAACCCGACGGTGATCTTGGCGACGGCGAACAACAAGACGTTGATTGACGGCTTCACGTCGATCGCGACGCGGTTCGTCGATGTGGATGCGTCCACTCAGTCGCCGATCATCGGTGCGGCAAACGTCTACGTGTCGGACTTCGGTCGGCACACGGTCGTTCTCAACCGCTACGGGCGCAACTCCGTGCTCCTGTGTCTCGACATGAACTACTGGGCGCTCGGCTTCTTGCGGCGTCCGATGGCTCGTGAGCTGGCACGGACGGGCGACGGCGTAAAATACCAAATTATTACGGAGGCCACTTTGATTTGCAGAAATCAACAGGCTTCCGCTAAGGTGGTCGCCCTAACCTAGCCGTGAAATCAG